TGCCGACGCCACCGGCCGCACCGAGCCCGGCGATGAGCGCCGCGAGCTGCAGGCCAGTGACTACCGTGCGGACGCCTTGCGCGCCGTGCGCGACATCCTGGGCGTGGCCCGCATGGAATCGGAGCTGATCTAGCCATGTCCATCACCGTCCAGGCACAGCAGGGAGACACCGTGGACATGCTTTGTCTGCGCCACCTGGGCACCACTGCAGGGGTGACAGAAGCCACCTATGCATTGAACCCAGGCCTTGCCGCGCTTGGCCCCGTTCTGCCTCTGGGTCGGCGGGTCATCCTGCCCGATCCCCCTACCGCCCCCACCGCACCGAAAACCGTTTCCCTGTGGGACTGACACCAGATTCACACCACCAATTCATTGCCATGTCTGAACCCACCTCTGCCGTAGGCACCTTTGCTGGCTACAAGCTCGCTCTCTTCTCCCTGCCGGTCATTGCCAGCCTGATTGCCTTCTGGCTGGGCCTGCGTTTCGTGCCGCTTCGCAGCACCGACCCGCGCGGCGACCTGCTTAACCGCGTGTTGGCCTGCTTGGTCAGCGGCTTTGTGCTCGGCGTGCCCGCGCTGGTGCTGCTCATGCAGCACTGGCCGGGCGTCTTTGAGGCTGGGATGCGACTCGCCACCATGGCCGCCGTGCCGTCCATTGCGGGCTTTTTCATCATTACCGGCTGCGTGCTGGTGGTCTGCTCCATCCCTGGCCCGTGGATTGTGGCGGGCGTCTTCCTCTGGCTCAAGCGCAGCGAAGGCCAGACCATCACTGAAATGGCCGACCAGTTGCGTGGCGACATTGCGGGCCATGGCGCTGCGGGCCGCAAGGGAGGTGCCGAATGAGCGCCGTTACCTACATCAATGAATTAATCGAGCGCGAGGGCGGCTACGTCAACGACCCCAAGGACTCGGGCGGAGAAACCAAATTCGGCATCACCGTGGCCACGGCTCGCGCCTATGGCTACACCGGCCCCATGCGTGACCTGCCTCATGCCACAGCGCAAACCATCTACCTGCGCCGCTACTGGGTAGAGCCAAAATTCCACCTAGTCGATGAGGTCTACCCGGCGCTTGCGGAATGCCTGCTGGACTTCGGCGTCCTGGCCGGCCAGAAGACTGCCGCAGCTCAGTTGCAGCGGGCGCTGAATGTGCTCAACCGCCAGCAGGCCGACTATGACGACCTGGAAGATGATGGCCGAATCGGCACCATCACCCTGGCCGCCCTGCGTGCTTTCCTCAAAAAGCGCGGGCGTGAAGGCGGTGGCGTGCTCTTTGGCATGGTCGTTGCCCGCCAGTCCGTGTATCTGCAGGAGCTGGCCGAGCGTCGCCCCAAGGATGAGGCCTTTCAATACGGCTGGCAGCTCAATCGCGCCCTGGGTGAATTTCTGGGGGGCAAACCATTCCTGCCAGCATGACGCCCGCCAGCATCATCACCACCCTCACACGGCTGGTCGTCCCCATTGCCCTGCTGTTCCTGCTCTACGCCGTGGACCAGCGCGCGGAGGATCGGGGCATGCAAAAAGCCCAGGCCCAGCACAGCGCCGCCGCTGTCCAGCGCCTGGAGTTCTCCATCGAGCGCAGCGGCCAGCTGGCTGGGCAGCTCGGCCAGATTCTGGACCGCAACCAACTGGAAAAAGCTGATGCAAAGACTGCCTTTGATCGCCTTGACTCTGACCTGCGCAGTGGCGCTCTGCGCCTGTCAGTCCGCACCACCGCCCAGCCGGGAGGCAATCACGGTGCCGCCGCTGGGCCTGTCCAAGCGAGAGCCGACATTGACCCAGCGGATGCTGCAGCTCTTGTCCGCATCACCGAAGACGGCGACAACGCAATCAGGGACCTCAACACCTGCATCGACGGATACGCCCAAGTAATGCGCCAAGCCAACGGGGGGCAGCGATGAAGAAGCCGCAATCACTGCGCAACTTCCTTTCAGGCGCCATCCCTGAGCTGCAGACCGACCCGCAGCGGCTCAAGATGTTTGTCGAGTCCGGCAACATGGTGGCGCGCAGCGGCGAAACGCTTTCCTTTGAATACCGCTTCACGGTGCGCCTCATCATGCTGGACTTCGGGGGCAATATGGATCTGTTCGCGGTTCCCATCCTGGCCTGGCTCAGCACCTACCAGCCGGACCTGCTGCAGAACAAGGAAAGGGCCGCCAAGGGTCTGCGCTTTGATGTGGAAGTCTTGGCCAACGACAAAGTGGACCTTGTGATTGAGGTGGACTTGACCGAGACAGTCATCGTCAAGGAAGACAAGGACGACCAAGGCCGCCAGCGCCTGACCGCAGAACACAGGGGCGAGATATACAGCCCCAAGCCCTACGCAACCGGCGACTACAGCCTTTATCTGGGCGGAAAGATTGGCGCAGAGTGGCACCAGACACAAGGGTTTGACTGATGGCCGACGCCCTGGAGCAGCTCGCGCAGTGGGCCACGCCACTGCTACAGCGCATGGAGCCAGCAGGACGAAAGGCCGCCATGCTGGAGGTGGCCACCTATCTGCGCAAAAGTCAGGCTCAGCGCATTGCTGACCAGCGCAACCCGGACGGCTCCCCCTATGAGCCACGCCGCCCGCGCGAGCAGTTGGCCAAACGCCAGGGCGCCATTCGTGGGCAAATGTTCATGGGGCTGCGCAAGGCTCGCAACCTGCAGCGCAATGTCACCGCAGACATGGCCAGCGTGGCCATGAATCCCCGCGTGTCCTACGTGGCACGCGTCCATCACTACGGACTGCCCGACAAGGTGGACCGCCGCGACCGCAACAGCCCTGTGGTGAGGTATGCAAGGCGCGAGCTGCTGGGTTGCACGTCGGTTGACATTCAGGAAATCGAGGAAATTCTGCTACGGCATGCGAGCTTGCGCTAAATGACCGCAAGCATCCTACAACGTCTATGGCAGAAAGCCCAAGTGCAACATCCAAGGGCTATTGTGAAATGTAGAGAGAGAGCATTGCAAACTGACTTGAGCGAATGTCGAATGAGTCACCAGTGCGGGAGCGAGCGAAAACATGAATCTAAAGCAAAGGTTTGAGTTCAGTCGCAGCTCCTTCCCTAACGCACCCTATTCAATGCTTTGGGCAGCCGGAGCACTTGTAATCTCAATGGCAGCAATATGTGCAGCCACCCTCTATCAAAGCCGCCTGGACACTACGACGCATGCCATTGAAACATCGCGAAATCTGGCTCTATTCGCAGAAAATGATGTTGCTCGAAACATAGAGCTCTACGACCTATCACTGCAGGCCGTAGTCGACGGGATGAACGACCCCGAGCTGATGAGAGCCCCGCCTCGCCTGCGAGCAATCGCCCTATTTGACCGAGCTGCTAGCGCAACACACTTGGGATCTTTTGTTGTCCTGGACACACAGGGAAACGTCGCGCTTGATGCAAGGGAAGAATTCCCGAAAAGTGCCAATTTTTCATCCCGAGACTTCTTCATCGCCCACAAGACAAATCCAACCGCAGGGCTATACATTGGCGACCCCTACGTATCAAAGCGGCATGGTGACGCTATGAGCATCCCGCTCAGTCGTCGCATTTCTCATGCAGATGGCACTTTTGCAGGGGTAGTTTTGATAGATCTCCAGCTTGAGTATTTCAAGCAGCTATTTTCTGGCCTGTCGCTCGGCAAGAAGGGATCGGTTGCACTGATCAGGAAAGATGGCGTGATGATGATGCGGCAGCCCTTCAACGCCAAAGTGATAGGGAGCAGCATTCGCGACGCGAGCACATTCAAAAGGTTTATGTCGGGAACAGAAGGAAGCTTTTCAGATAAGTCGTTCATTGACGGAACAGAACGCTTGTACTACTTCAGGAACCCTCCCGAGTTGCCGTTCATCATCATGGTCGCAAGAGCCCAATCCGATATTTATGCGTCGTGGTGGGAGCGCGCACTGATCATCGCTAGCCTGATGGCAGTACTCTCTGCATCATTCATTGGTCTGGCCAGGGCTTTTGTGCTTCAGCTCAACCAGAGGATTCGTGCGGAGTCGGAACTGGCGCTACTGGCTCGTACCGATGGATTGACTGGGTTGAATAATCGCCGCAGGTTCGATGAAATGCTGGACCAAGAGTGGATTCGAGCTAGGCGAAACAAACTCATTTTTTCTGTCTTATTCGTCGACATTGACAGATTCAAGATCTATAACGACACATATGGTCACCAAGCGGGTGATGACGTAATTGCGAAGGTCGCAAAGTGCATTAACGACAGCATTCGCCGGCCTGGAGACATAGCAGCTCGCTATGGAGGTGAAGAGTTCATCGTGGCTCTACCGAACACGGAAGTAGAGGGAGCCTCACATATTGCTGAAGCTATCCGCGCCGCAGTTTTTCAATTAGAGATCGAGAACGTGGGTAGCGAATTCGGCTGTATCACCGTCAGCATAGGTTGCGCGAGCTGGGACCCAAAGCGCGACACAGATGTAGCAACGGTAATTCATGCAGCGGATGCTGCTCTATACAGCGCCAAGACCACGGGTAGAAACAAAGTGGTAGTGTCCTCAGGCGCAAGCACGGTGAAGGTCGAGCATTCTGTGCAAACGATTGAAGCCCACGCTTAGAGCGAAACAGAAATTTATCTACCGCAAAGGAGCGGGGTAGTTCCCTGATTAACCTGTAGACGGCGCTCTGGAGTTTCCCGCTCTGAGCAGTGCGAGCGTCCACGCAGCCGCCACACTGCCCGCCGCTCGCGCGCCCGCGTGCTGCCCGGCACAGTCGGCTGCATGAATTCTGATCCGGCCCTCGCCATTGGCGATATGCAGCGCTTGCTGCA